CATCCAGACATTGGATGAATTAAATAAAGTAACTGCTCATCTGAAGAACTGGGTAGAAACAAATCAATGAAAGGAGGAAAGCTGTGAAGGAGTATATGCGCATCAGGGAATACTGCAAAGAATCTGGATTCCCTGAGAAAACACTTAGGCGTCTGTGTAAAACTCACATGGCGCCGCGATTCAGCAGACGGACCGGTGACTGCGTGAATAGCCACATACTGATTAATCCGAAAAGATTTCAGAAACTATGGGATGAAGGTGCTTTTCGGAACTGCATATGAAAGGAGGAAAGAAATGAGTCATCTTAACAGTAAATGGGAGACATTCAGATACTCGGTGGAAATAGGATCCGCGGCAGTGGCGATGTTTGGAACCTGGGTATGGAGTTATGCAGCTGCAACTGCAGAAAGAGGCTACACAGCAACCGGCAGCGAGGTACTCTTATCTGTCGGAGCTGCGGTGTTGGTAGGAATAGTTTTACATAAGATCATGAATAAGGCGGAGGGCAAATTGAATGAACGCATCGCAGAGGAAGAAAGAAGATCAGAGGCCATCAGGAAGGCCAGCAAGGCCAGGATGTACACTTTATATGAAGCAGAGCGCAAACGTACAGGCAACAGCAAAATGTTCTCAGTTGGAGAATAAAAAAAGAACGAGCACCAATCCAATGTGGGGACATCAGGAAAGGCGCTCACAACAGCATTCTTATTCTAACACTTCTCAAGATATATTACAAGGAGATTTCCAGACCATGAGCAACAGCATTTTTCTGCATGATTACAGAAGGAATACTCATTCGAGATATAGCATTATGATCAGGAAGGATGGCGTGGTTGGATACTGCACACTTGCATGGTCAGATGGGAAGAAACATTATCTTGAATTCAAAACTGCACAGAATCCGTTTTTCTTACCGTATCTTTTTGATTCAGAAGAGGAGGCAGCCTGGTGGTTTACCGCCTGGCAGAGATCTTTTCCGGCAGATGCCGATGGTTGGATTGCAGATATCTCTGAATATGAAGTTTGAGGGTAAAACAAATGGCAGTTGTAGGAATAATTCTAAAAGACAGAAATCAATGGCACGTTCACAGGAACAGTTTTATTGGCGGATCAGATGCGTCTGCGATTCTGGGAATGAATCCATATATGAGCAATGTTGAACTGTGGCAGATAAAAACGGGAAGAATCTCTCAGGAAGATATTTCAGAAAAACCATATGTTAAATACGGAGTTGCAGCAGAACAGCATTTAAGGGATCTGTTCCAGCTGGATTTTCCACAATATGAAGTCAGATACAAAGAGAATAACAGCATCCTGAATGACCGGTTTCCGTGGGCAGCAGCTTCTCTTGACGGAATCCTGATCGAGAAGGATACAGGCAGAAAAGGTGTTCTGGAAATAAAAACAACTAATATCCTTCAGTCAATGCAGAAAGAAAAGTGGAATGAAAAGATACCGGATAATTATTACGTCCAGATCCTCCACTATCTCATGGTCACAGAATTTGAATTTGCAGTGCTGAAAGCACAGATTAAATCTGAATATGGTGATATGCCATATCTGCAGACCAGACATTATCTGATCGAACGATCCGATGTCCAGGATGATATCAGTTTTCTGGAAGAGGAAGAACGAAAGTTCTGGGAACTTGTAAAGCTGAATAAACAGCCGGCACTTAAGTTACCGGAAATATAAGGAGGAAAAAGATGTCAATAAAAACAGATTGCTTTGCCTGGAATCGGAAGTCGATCCAATGCAAGGCATTGCGGGAGCTGGTTTGTCTTCACGGTGAATGTTCATTTTATAAACCAAAGAAAGATGTACCGGATTATAACCCAAAAGATTTTGATGATGATGAAAACAGAAAGGAGAACTAAATGGAACTGATTGTGAAGGAAGTCACACTTCCGGAGGCTCTGGAATTTAACTATGAAGAACTTAAGAAAGAACTTACCCAGAGGGTAAGCGAATACAAAACAGTAGTTTATACCGCTGATACTATAAAGACCGCTAAAGCGGATCGGAGCAGCCTGAATAAATTGAAAACCGCACTTAATGACGAACGGATCCGCTGGGAACGTGAATACATGGCTCCATTCATGGATTTCAAAAATAAAGTAGCGGAACTTTGCGGAATCATAGATGAAGCATCGGCTTGTGTAGATAAACAGGTGAAAGAATACGAAAAGCTGCAGAAGGAACAGAAAGCTGCTGATATACAGAAGGCTTTTGATGAATCATTGAAGATTGATTATCCGTGGCTGGATTTGCTTCTTTTCTGGAATGATAAGTGGCTGAATGCGTCGTATAAGATGAAGCAGATCACCGATGAATTTGCCCAGATCGGAGGGAAGATTAAATCGGATCTTGAAATCCTATCCAGGCTCCCGGAGTACAGTTTTGAGGCCGGTGAAACCTATAAGCGGTCGCTGAAGCTGGAGGATGCCATGTGGACGGTAGATAACCTGAAGCAGATGGCGGAAGCAAAGGCCAGGGCTATAGCGCTGGAAGAAGCAGCTGATAATGCTGTAAGCGAAAGTGCAGAGCCGGAAATGCTGCAGAATGATCATATTACTTCAGAAAATGAACAGAATCAGCCTCAAACTGATATGCCAAATGAAATATGGTTTGAAGATGCAGAGCTGGAAATGGTCAAATCTGAGCCCCAGAGAGAATGGCTAAGTTTCAGAGTTTTATTGAGTATGGAAGAAGCAATAGCACTGAATAATTTCTTCCGTGCAAACAATATCAGGTTTGAAAAAATCTAAGAGAATCTGAATAAAATCAGGAGGGAGAAAAATGGCAGTACAAAACACATTACAGAAACAGCAGGGCAAACAGAAGCTTAGCATGATGGCTTATATGTCCAATGATGCTGTCCGTCAGCAGATAAATGCAGTGGTAGGAAGCCATGCAGAGAGTTTTGTTACATCTATTGTATCTGCGGTCCAGACAAACCCTGCATTACAGGAATGCACAAAGCAGTCAATCTTATCAGCCGCGCTTCTTGGGGAAGGCTTAAAGCTTTCTCCATCCCCGCAGCTGGGACATTTCTATTTTGTCCCATTCAAAAATAACAAACAGAAAGACGAATGGGGACAGCCGATAACCGAAGCTCAGTTCCAGCTTGGCTACAAGGGATATCTTCAGCTGGCGATCAGATCAGCTCAGTACAAGAAGATCAATGTACTCCCAATAAAGGAGGGAGAGTTAATCCGGTACGATCCTCTGGAGGAAAGCATAGAAGTGAATCTTATCGATGATGAATTCCGGAGAGAACAGGCACCGACTGTTGGCTATTATGCCATGTTTGAATATTTGAATGGTTTTAAAAAGGCGATCTACTGGTCAAAACAGAAGATGCTTTCACATGCTGATCGATATAGCCAGGCTTTTTCACTGAATGCCACTTCAGGAAGATATCCGAAAGTATCATATGCTGATTTTGAAGCTGGAAAGTTTCCGCAGCAGGACGCATGGAAATACTCATCGTTCTGGTATAAGGACTTTGACGGGATGGCATGCAAGACAATGCTGCGGCAGCTGATCAGCAAATGGGGAATAATGAGCATTGATATGCAGAAAGCTTATGAATCTGACATGGCTGTAATCCGTGAGGATGGAAGCAAAGATTATGTTGAGATGGAGCCTCAGGAAGAATATTACGAAACCGCACAGCAGCTGGGTACCGTTTATGAACAGCAGCCACTGCCGATGCAGACACAAAATAATGTTCCTCCGCAGGTTCAACCGCAACAGCAGATGTCAATTCAGGATGCACTTTTTCATCAGTAATTCAGGAAAGGAGGAATAATGGCCAGACAACCGAAAAGGGGTCTGGATTACGCACCTTGGGATGTTAACTGGATGTCGGATCCGGATATAGATAAGCTTGCGGATGCGCAAGGCGGAAACGGCATCCTGATTTATCACTATCTGT